GGATCTCCATATCTTTCCTTAGCATGATAATAAAATTCACAATCCATCATCATAACTAGATTTGGATCAAATTTAACTTGGTCGAAAACTTCTCGTCTTGCTGCTAAGACAGAAGGAGAACTAATTGTATTAACACCATTAATTATATCACCATTCCAAGCGGGATACAAATCACCATAAAAAGAATTTCCGTCATTTTTAGTGTGATTACAAGCACACAATAACCATTTGGTATTCTCATCAAAAGCATTATAAATTTTTTCTAGTGCTTCGTCATCATAGAAAAAATCATCTTGGAACATTACTTTTATAATCTCACCAGAACAATTTTCAATGGCATTATTAGTGTTTGCTGGTCCATTTCCACGTTGTTCTTCATTCTTTAAATAAACAATTTTGAATTTTCCCCTATATTGATAGATGACTTTTAACAATTCATTATCAATACTATGATCTGAAATGACAACTTCAAAATCTTTAAATGTCTGTATTTCAATAGTTCTGAATAGGTCTTCTAAAAATTCATTTCCTCTTCCCTTAGATTCATAAGTAGGAATAGCAATAGACATCTTCATAAGACCACCCAACCATCACAATAAAGATCTTCTGTATTTTTATCTGCATTGTTAGGACCAAACCAAATAGAAGGTGCAATAACTTTTCCCGTATTTGCTAACCAAGCCCCCCACCAACTAAATGTACTATTAGCAATAATAAAATCTGAACACTTAGACATTAGGTACAAATCATGGTAAGGACCATTTCCTTCCGACACAAGAAATCTGTCATCAGAAAAAATTGATTGCTCTTTACACCAAGACGAGTCATCCGAAAAAATTATAACCTGGCGACTATTATGAAACTGCTGAAGTGCATTTTCATAATATTCAAGTGAAAGATTTGCATGATTGGCAGAGTTAATTAGAAAATCTCCTCTACGAATATGTAAAGCAATTGGATTATCAAACTGCTCTACAATATCTACACACTCACCTATATACTTATCTTGAAAGATAAAGTCTTCACGAATCTCATCCTCAACATGCTTGAAATATTTTTCAGTTTGAAAGTATCCAAAAAGAGATACGTCATCTTGGGGATCTAACTTAAAAAATTTCTCATCAAATTCAAATTTTGTTTCCTGAATATATTTTTCTGATGGTAGATTTAACATTCCCCGATAATCTGTTTTTAAAGAAAACACATCAAACAATTCAATTCTCAAACGATTGCCTAGTCCATCATCAACAACTTCTCTATGATCTGGAATCATAAAGTTGGTTCCAATTTTTTTTGCAATCCCTTTAGTTGCGGCATACTGGAACATTTGGTTTCCCAATTGTCCAATCTTACCCAAATGATTAAATCCGATCATTTTTGTATTTGTTCAGAAATCCAGATATAGGTTTTGCGGATACCTTCTTCAAGAGTCTGAGAGTAATCCCAACCAAGTTCTTTACGGATCAGATCATTATTTGAATTACGACCACGAACTCCAAGAGGACCATCAATATGATTCTTCTCTACAACTTTACCTGCAACTTTAGCAGCAGTATCTACAAGTTGATTAATGGTCACCATCTCTTCAGATCCGATGTTGACGGGTCCAATGAAATTAGAATCCATTAAACGACGAGTTGCCTCAATACACTCATCAATGTAAAGGAATGAACGAGTCTGTTTGCCATCACCCCATACATCAATGGTACCACCTTCTTCGGGAAGATATGCTACCTTACGGCAGATTGCGGCGGGTGCTTTTTCACGTCCACCATCCCAGGTTCCTTCAGGTCCAAAGATATTGTGATAACGAGCAACCCGTACAGGAATCCCATAATTACGATGATAAGCGAAAAAGAGTCGCTCTGAGAAAAGTTTCTCCCAACCATATTCAGAATCTGGGTTAGCAGGATATGCTGATTCTTCACGGCAATCAGGATTATCAGGGTCTAGTTGATTGTGCTCTGGATACATACATGCAGATCCAGAATAGAAAATCTTAGTAGTGTAATCTAATGCAGGTCTTGCATTTTGTTTCCAAGAGGAATCTTCGCCAAAGGTTTCATTCATTTGCCTTTGGGATTCAAGAACATTCAGATTAATGGTTGCAGAATTATGCATGATATCAGCATCATTCTCACCAGTAAAAACGAATCCTGCACCGCCCATATCAGCAGCAAACTGATAGATTTCATGGAACGGAAGAATATATTGATAGGGAACAGAATTATGAAAATTACCTTGTTCTCCTCTAAATTCAAGGACACGACGAACAAAAGTTATGTCTCTCAGATCTCCTTGAATAAATTCATTTGCTTCTGTTTCAGAAAACTCTGGATATTTGAGGTCTACACCGCGAACCCAATATCCTTCAGAACGCAACCTTCTAACCATATGACTTCCGATAAAGCCACCAGCACCAAGCACAAGTGCTGTCTTTTTATATTGACTCATAAAATCATAAACTCTATAATATGTATTATACTAAAAAAGGTGGGTTTATGCAACCCACCTTTAATATTAGGTTCGCCATGCACGCCACCAATTCTTTAACTGGAAATTGGAAACCAGGCGGGAGAGAGTCCCATCCGCACCACTTGCTCTTTAAGGAAGCAAGAAACCTAATAGGGTCATATTTGACTCCACCACTTGGTTTTAGGAAACCAAGAAAATTTGGGTTAACTTTGATATTTCGGTAATACCAAAGAATGCGATTAAAAATAACACATCCCAAAGTTTAAGTTTGATAGCAAAAGGAATACCGAGTAGTCCCCCGATAAACTTTATTATCAAACCATTTTTAAAATCTCCCCACAACATGATTTGATAACCAAGTAAGAGGAGAAAGTTGCCAATGTATCTTAGGATACTTGTTTTAGACATAAGGGGTTTGCTCCCGACCAGGGCTTAGTTTTAAGTCATAACCGAGACTATTCATCGTCTCTTACATAACAAGGGACTCGATCTGGATCTAACCATTTCGCATACTCAATATCCTCCATTGCAGTAGAACATTGAAGCACATTATCAAACAGATAAATGTCATTCCAGCGTTTGGTGTAGTAGTTTTGTTTTTGCAGACGATAATCGGGTTTGCCGTTTATCTCAAGAATACCTGCCTCAACGAAGCGGTATCCTTCACGCTCCAGAAGAACCTTACTCACGCTTCAACTGCCTCAAGATCACTGGCGACATACTCCATAAGCATTTCGTAGTCGTCAAGGGGATCACCAGAAAACACGACGCCTTCATTCTCATAAAAGCGGCGGACCTTTTTATAAAGTTTCGGACTCTTTACATCAAGATAGATTTCCCCGTTAGCAGCAAGACGAAGAGTGCTAACATCTTTTTTGAACTTTTGAATCAGAGACATTGTTTTGAATTGTTGCCTTAGTATTATAAGGGTTGTTGAGTGTTTAGTCAAGTGTGCCAGTGAAGTAACTGGCGATCGGAATGACAGGATTCGAACCTGCGGCGTCTCGCTCCCAAAGCGAGTGCTCTACCAAGCTGAGCTACATTCCGTTATGTAGTGATTATACTACTTCTTGTGCCCCTTGTCAAATGGAGCCCAGTGCTGCCAATCATATTTATGAATTGCCCAGATACCCATAATAGGCACAACAACTAAAAGATATCCAATAATACCAAGAGTATAGGGATTTTCTAATACCCACCTTGAAAAGTGTCCCATTTTTTAATAAATTTCTGATCTGAGAAATGACATAATCAATGCTCCTCTTCTTTGTGTGCTTGTGTTTACAACAGAATGCTCACTTGTTTCATCGAAAGGATTTAGATCTCCATTATTTAATAATCTAGTTTGTCCAGCAACTGTCAGAGAACATTCACCATCATTTGGGATATCGACACTTAAATGATATTTAATGATTGTTTCTTTACCAGTTTTAGTATATCCAAACCCAACTAATAAATCATCATCATGATCTCTATGAGGTTTGACTATTCCACCAGGTTCAATCATCGAAAATATTGCAAGTATTGGTTTGACTTTGAATGATGATATCATTTTTGTAGTAAAACATTCTTCAACCTCCTCATGCCAAAATATTGAAGGAATTGGATGTTTACCATAAATCAAAGGACATACCTGCCAAAAATATCCAGTGTTTTTTGGAAGAGACGTTGTACTAAATCCAAACTTCAAATCCCAACTATGTTGGTAATCAAAAAAATATTTTTTATGATTTGAAACAAAATTGAAATAATCCGTTCTTATATTATCAAAATTATCAAGAATCAGTTGATTATCAACTTTTTCAGAAAGTGGCAAAAACATTAATCAGTTAATCTATCTTAAATTATGTATGTTGGATTAGTATCCTCTCCAAGTTTTAAATTCGTAATAGAAATATTGGTCAAGAATCATATTATCTAATGGAGCATTTTCTTCCCTATATGCCCATTCTACACAGAAATCCACAATACGATGATCATGTAATGAACTATGTCCCCACATCCTGACAAATGCAGATGCGGCAAAATGATATCTCTGTTTAGTGTGCGGTTCCATTTCCCTTATAATCTTTGGAGTCATAGTATCCTCCTTTTGTTCCGAAATAGATTGTAGATAATACGAAAGGGATAGTGACGAAAGATAGTGCGATACCAAGCATAATAGTTCTCCTCAAATGTTTGTTCTGATAGTGCTATAAGTGCGATAAGTTTTTGAGTGTCATTCATACCATGCTCATTGCTCTTGTAAGTTCAACATAATGGTTCATTTCATCCACAGCAATCTCACCAATCTTGGTGTCTTCTGGATGATCCCAAAAATAGTCTAGATAAGTTTCGGTTGCATGATACTCAATACCTGCGTTCAGGTGATAAGCAGAAACGGGAGCAATAAAATAATAACCCACCAGAATCCAATAATAGATGAGAACCAAATGATAAGCGAAAAAGCGATCAATCCAGCGATCTGCTCCACCACGATGCTCCATTTCGATGAGGTGTTCTGTTTCATTTAAGGTCTGTGCAAAGTGTTCTTTCATTAAGTAATAGTGTGATAGATCTCGGAGACCTAATGACTCTTTGAGATGTAACACACTGACGAAAGCAAAGTATGGTGCTCTAGCGATTGTTTCTAGAACCCAAAATCTTTGAATGGGTAAGTCACGATACAAGAAGTCAATGATTGCTATCGTGACTGCTAAAACTGTATCGTTAAACTTTTTCATGCAAAGACTCCTGGAACATAGTCAATTCTTTGACGAATCTCATCTAAAAGTACTCCATACTCTTTGAATCTTCTATCACCCGCAATGAAACATCTCTGTCTCATCCACACGGCATCTGCAAGTAGTTTCAATTCGTAATGTGAAAAATCTTTAAATCGTTCCATATGACCTCTTAATGTGGATAGGCGTTGTTGAGTCCCCATAAAACGAAGCAACTAATTGCTCCGAATACAGTAATTGTACTAAAAAGTAAATTAGTATTCATAATCCTCCTGCATCTCTTTGTCCGTACATGTATCCCACAATGAGACCACACACAAATACGATAAAAATTAAAATTTGTTTATCTAGAAAGTCAATGAATTCATTCCACTCCATCATCATCCTCATAAGTAGATGGTTCTTCAAATAGTTCATCCATCTTTTGATGAAGTATTCTTTGGTACAATTCTTTTAAATCTTCTTCCGTGATAACTATCATTTGTCCTTGAGTAGTTCTTCTATTCTTTGACGCATATTTGTACTTTCCTGTTTCATATAGTCTCGGAGAGAATATCCTCTTTGACCTCGCATAATACAGGTACCTTGATAAAACATCGTGGCAGCAAATACTAATAGCAGAACGATACCGATTATTTCAGGGTAATGTTGAGCCATGGCAGTACAGGGGGAATAACTCCAACCAACCTTAGAAGTCCCTCAGCAAATAAAGCAAGAACCACCCAACCGACGCACATACTAATAATTGAAGCATTACGATTGTGTCTACGGATTGCGGCATCGATCATCTCCTGAACTTCTGCACGACTTACCAATTCGTCTTGTGGTTGCATCATTTCTCATCTCCAAGAAACTTTGCCAGTGGGTCTTTGCGTGTTTTCACAATTACTACTGCTCTTTTGTAGAACATATTGTCTGTGTCACCAGACTGTTCGAAGGTCTCCTTGATCTTCACCCAGTTTTCGTAGGTGTGCTGATCCATAGGTTTTAGGTTGAATACTACTAATTATGCTAGTGAGTATTTCTACAGTGTCAAGTTTGTGTTGATACAAAAATATAGATTAAGACAATCTTAAATTTGTAATATTTTTAAACGGAAAGGGTAGGATTCGAACCAACGGAAGCTTTCACTTCGGCAGTTTTCAAGACTGCTGCCTTAAACCACTCGGCCACCTTTCCAGGTTATGTTATAATTATAAGTATAAATTCAAAATAAGTCAAGTGCAAATATTAGAATTTGAAATCTTACTTATAGACCTTGGATATAAGGATAAATCAAAAATAGAAATCGATCATCCAAAGTTCACAAATCAGATGAACTTCACTTGTGATAGTGGTTCTATGGCATTTTATTCTTGGCTAAAACCATATTACAATAAAAAAAGTTACTTATATGTAGAATTTTTAGAATATTATAGTGAAGTAGATGTCAAACAAAGAATAGAAAGACTTGCTAAGAAGATAGATTTTGACACAAAAACAAGAATTGGAGATATTGGTTGGGATGTTATGTATACTAAATCTCCAGATTTATTCACAACACAAGAAAGAACCAAAATGTATTTGGAATTTCTTTCTAAAGGAAGTAAATTTTTAGATGGAAATTTTTACGGTTTAAATCCAGAACCAGGAGATATGCTAGCAGCAAGACCACAAGGACCAAAAATTGATCAAGGATTTACAAATCATTCACTTAAACTAGGAGCGAGGCAAAGAGCACTTATCGCACAACGATATGGATTTGGTCCTCTATTTGAAGATGGTCTTCAATATGCTAGATATAATAATGATTTAGTTCTTGAACCAGTATGAAGCGTTTTACATCAATACTTTTTAATGTGCATGGTATAGATGTATATGGATACATAGATCTTTTTGATGATAAAGATCAATTTTTATCCATGGCATGTAAAGATGCAGATCCGGAAAAATTAGAATATTTTAAAAAAAAGATTCGTTATGACTCTGGTGGAAGGATAGGAGAAGTTGGATGGGGTCTTTCATTAACTCCAAATTCGGTAGCAAGAAAACTACGTCAACTAACTTTACAACAACGTACTGATGTAGTTTCCACCGCATTAAAGCATAATGTAATAAAAAAATATTTTTATACCGACTTTATTGATGGGCATGATTTATTCAGAATCAAAGGAGATATTCTATTCAGTCACCCATGTGGATTTGCAGAAACTAAAATAGCAGAACTTGGTAATAAAGATTTATCTGCAAGAATTGGTAAGTTATGTACACGATATGGTTTTAGTGAACTAGATGAGTATGGATACCAATTCGCAATCTATAATGACCAGTTAAAGTTAGAACCTATCTAACTTCAAAATCTAACTTTCTTACCTTACGATTTCTACGTGCTTCTTGATAGGCAAGATCTTCTTGCGATAATATACTTGCCCTTTTATTTTGCTTATCAGAATCAATCATAACTACATCTGCCAAATCTACAGCAGTGATTAAATCTCCCTTTACTGTGGTCATATTTGCACAACCACAAGACTTTGTTTTAACTGGGTGACTGATCAATTCAGTCCCGCAGACTTTGCATCTTACGCTTACCATAACTCAATACCACTATCATTCAATAAAAGATCTTAACATCCAAACAAATTTTCCGTGTGCTTCATTTAAATCGTCAAGAAGATTAATTGTCCCCCTAGACTTCTGCTCCTCAGCCTCTACAGCAGCAGCATCAAACATGGACACCATTTTTTTGTGATCATCAAGTAGATCACGAATCATTTCCATTGAGGAAATATTAGTTTTTGCTTCCGAAACTCCAGAAACTTCCAAAACTCTTGAAAGAGAACTGATAGGTTTAACACCTAAAAATCTCATGTGCTCAGATAATCTATCAATTTCTTCTTGAATAGCAAGATACTGCTCCCCAAATAGATCATGAATCTGTTTAAAATCTTCACCAACAACGTGCCAGTGATAAACCCAAGTTTTTTGGAAAAGTAAAAAGAGCGATGCTTGCGTATCGCTCAGAAGTTTATATAGAGATTCCATTATACTTCTTTTTGAAAGTATTTATACTATGGGCGATACTGGATTCGAACCAGTGACTTCACACTTGTAAGGAGCGCACTCTACCGCTGAGTTAATCGCCCAGGAAATTAGAATCTTCCTGTCATAAATTCTACAGTATTTGCTACATCATTCATAGCATCACGTAGGTTTTCTCTTTGCCCAGACTCTTGCCTTACGATTGGGCGATGATCGTCGGTAAGAGTCCAACGCCATTGTTTCATATCGACACAATACCACAGATTAATTTTCATTTTTGTAGTACTCTAGTTTAATCCAGTTTAGAAGAGCATAAACTTCAGGCAATTCTGACTTATGATCTTGATAGTTAGTATCATCTAACATTTCCTCCCTTTCATAAAACTCAATCTCACTAGTCAGATAATCAACATAATGATTGATAGCAGTCATAGCGACTTCTCTATCACGCTGGGAAATAAGAGACATAGACCTCCTAACTCGTTATCTATAATACATTAAAAAGGGGGTCTTGTCAACCCCCTCTATGTATCACTTCTCGCCTAAACCAACTTGTTTGACTTTGATGCGAGCCTTGTTAAGGATGGAACCAGCAAGAGGAACATAACCCAAGTCATCAGCAATGCCTTGTGCTTTGGTGCTCAGGGCATAGTTCAGTGCCTCACGGACTGCTTCTGCCTTACCAGGAGCATAACCACTCTTATAGGCAAGAATCCAGGTCAGAGTGGAGATAGGGTATGCTTGAAGACCTGCGGGGTTAGGGTCTTCACCAGCAAGGGTCACGGGGTCAATCTTAATACCATTCAGAGCAGCAGCACCAGTCACAGCAGAAGGTCCAACAAACTTACCTGCTTTATTCTGGAGGACAGCAGCTTGGAGTTTATTTACGCGAACGAAACCAGTGTTCACATAACCGATAGCACCAGGAGTGTTCTTGATGGTTCCAGCAACACCCTCATTACCTTTCGCACCGACACCAACTGGCCAGTTCACGGACTTACCAACACCAGGAGTCCAACCACCGAACGCATCCAGTGAGTTAGTGAAGGCATAGGTGGTTCCAGAACCATCAGAACGATGAACCGTCACCATCTTACCAGCAGCACAACCAACTTCCTTCCAGTCCTTGATGTGTCCCATAAAGATATGGACAACTTGTTTCTGGGTCAGTTTCAGTTTACAACCAGGCTTGTTATAAGCAATAGCAATGGTTCCACCAACCATAGGAATTTGGATTACACCACGCTTGACCTTTGCTGCTTCCTTTGCCTTGATAGGTTCATCAGTAGCACCAAACTCAACAGTTCCAGCAACGAACTGACGAACACCAGCACCAGAACCAACGGACTGATAGTTTACCTTTTCGCCAGTGGATGCTGAATAATCTTGGAACCAGCGTTGATAGATGGGGGCAGGGAAGGTAGCACCTGCTCCGTTAATAGCAGGTCCAGCAAATGCAGCAGTAGGAGCAAGAGCAAGACCGATTGTAGCAATATGTTTGAGTTTCATTGTAGAAAATCGTAGGTTAAGAAAAAGTTAAATAGTCCCTTACACCAAAAAACCTCCCCGAAAGGAGGTTTAGAGGTATCGTAGATATTATCAGAAACGGAAGGTCGTCTGAATCACACCACCATAGTTGTCCGAAGCTTGCTTCAGACCTTGGTTGTTGGACACATAGAACACAGCAGGAGTCACGCTGATGTTATCGCTAACTTTATAACGATAGAATGCTTCCCACATAATCGCTTTTTGGTCAGCGGCAAGAGAAGAAGCATTACCAGGAGCACCGATGGCGAAACCAGCAGCATTACCCTTTACAAATACATCGCTCCACTGAAGACCTGCCATCCAGGTTTGTGAATCAGTAGCACCATTAGGAGTTGGGCGGTTGTTAGAAACACTTACAGTGTTCCAACCATAAGCACCACTCACGGAAGGGATGATACCAGACTTCTTGGGTTGCCAATATGCGTTGAAAGCATAACCATTGGAGGTTTGGTTAGCAGCAAGAGCACCAGAACCACCACCGATAGCATTGAAGTTGCGAACACGAGTTCCTTCAGTACCATAGCGGTAACCGAAAGCAACACCATACTGAGGAGCACGGTAACCAACCTGTGCCAGAGTGTTCAGAGAACCATCTTCATCAAACTGACCTTTGGTAGAATCGTTTCCGTTCTGGGCAACATAGTTGACACCAGCAACGAAAGCACCCTTACCTTTTTTACCAGGTTGAGTCCACTGAGCACCGAAACCAGAACCAGTTGCTTTGTTATAGACACCAGGAGCACCAGCAACAGAGAAGAAGTCAAGGATGTCCGACTTATAAGCAGTGGGCAACCAAGCCATTTCAGTGTTACGAACCTGAGCACCAACAGTCAGCATCACACCTTTGGTCAGACCAGGGAACTGATAATACAGACGGTCAAGTTGTACTGCGTTGGAGAAACTTTCTGCCTTGTCCAGTTTGAACAGGGAGGAAGATGAACCGAAAGGTTGACTGGAGAAGTTACCAGTACGAAGACGGGTCTTGAGTAGATCCTTACCAGTGAAGGAAGTATCAAAACTCAGACGGAGGTCATAGTTAAATGCGGTGTTGCCGACGTTGCTGCTGTTAGCAAGACGAGCACCATCTACACCACCCAGAACGAAGGTTGCTTCACCCTTGAGTTTGGTAGTGGTGGAAAACTGTTGTGCCTGAAGAGAACCAACTTGAGTTTCCAGTTTGGCAACACGACCTTTGATAACGCTGAGTTCCTTAGCAAACTCATTCGCAAGACGTTGGAGTTCATCAGTTGCTTCGGTTACACGGTCAAGGCAAGCATTCAGAAGTGCTGCTGCCTCAAAGCGGGTCATAGACTTACCACCCAGATAGGTGCCATTCTCATAACCAGCAACGCAACCATAGCGTTCTACCAGGTTACTGAGTGCCTGATATGCCCAATCCGTAGGACGGACATCAGTCAGTTGAGTGACGC